GATGAAATCATCCGAACCAATACCGAAGTTATCAGTGCCATATTGAATGGCATCATTATCTGCTACAGGATTTGTAGCAGATAGATTATAGTTTTCCATGACTAGAATATCGCCATTCTCATCAACTAGATAATCGCTATTTTCATCCATTAGAGCATGGTCAAAAATATTTGTGGAATAGTTCTTTTGTAGTTTATCAATCTCTGCAAATCCAGTGTTGAATACTTCATTAGAGTACTCAAAGAGCTCACAGGTAAACTTCCATGTAGGCAAAGTACCTAATGGATAGAACATAGATGTCTTTTCCACATACATGATCTTAAAACATTTATCATTTAGTGGAAAATAGATAAGATCACCTTCATTTGGTCTAGGTTGAGAAGTAACGGTGCCAATATTCTCATCAAAGATTCTTTGTGAAACTACAAATGTGACTTGATCACGGATTTGTAGACCAAACTTAGACATGAAGTTTCTATCACCAGTAAAGCCATCAACCGACTCAATATACATCACAATCTGTAGTGCTTGTGTATATTCTGATGAATCATCCTCAGTATAGAGTTGGTCAAAGTTTGTAATCTTTCTGGGGAGATACATCACATCCTGTCCATAAATGGATATGGACTCAATAATCAAATCATGCAGCAGATCTTGCTCACCAGATGATGCAAAGTTATTGAAGTAAACAGAACTGCTACCACGCATTTGCTTATCCTAAAAGTTCTATAAGTCTGAATATTAACATTTTTTTGTATATCCATCCGCTATAAGCATATGCCATTTTTCTGTTCCAGGTTTTGCCATTTTTTTATTACCGTTCTTATGAAGAGCTTGTAATCCTATTTTAGATAAAGCTACCTTTTGTCTATTTATTTCATCAGACATTGCATTTCTTTCACCGAAAGCAGCGGCTCCATTTTTCATAGTTTCGGATTGTTTTTTACGTTGAGCTTCTGATTTAGGCACACCTTTAAACGTTTTAGAGACAACTTGTTTATGTTCATCAGATTGATTATATTTTATTATATTTTGTCTGGCTTTTTCTTTTCTTTCTTCGGTATGAGCTGGTAGTTTCCTATTTGCCATACCCCTTTCCCAGTTTTCAATATAAACAGGATCTTGAAGTTGTTTGTATCTAGCGTCTCTATTTTTTTGTCTAGTTTCTTCTGTAACTTCTCTACCTATCATTGCATTTTTTGCTGCTATCTTAAGTAATACATATTGCCATGATGCAAGAGGTGTCTGATCTTCTCTTCTACTCATGCGTGAAAGAGCACTAAATGCACTTCTTCTATGTTTATCAGATAAAGTACATTTAGTTAATAACCAATGGCATAAAAAATGTTCTTTATATGTTAGAGTTACAATATTTTCAATAACGTCAGAACCACCAAATGATTTTGGCATAATGTGATGTTTTTCAGTATAAATATCATTCAAGGTTCTATTTTTTGCATTGGTAATAATATTAATATACCAACGAGAATATTTGTTTTCAGATAAAAATGTATTATACATAGCTGGTGTCTCTCCTATAGACATTAGAACGGGTGGATGCTGTAACATCGTGATCCGTACTATTTATATAATATATATTTTACCCAATCACATCAATCCCCAATCATGTCTGTAACTGGCAAGCTGTAAGAAGAAATCATTTCATTCTCTAGTTCTTGACGTTCTTTAGTGGCTTCATCATAGATGGTTTGACCATTGAAAGTTAAACCACCTGGAAGTTGCATACCAGAGAACTTCTTAAGATTAGTACCCCATTGCTGCTTTATCAAGCATGAAGAATATCTATAGAGCCAACGATCTTTCCATACATCAGCATATACATCTGGATCTACAATCTGATAAGCTTCTGCAATAATGTAATCACCTTCATTGATGATGTTCCAATCCATATCAATATAAAGTCGATTGATATGGCGATTATAGCGAATAGGTTGTTGACCTACTAGCATTTGTTCAAGAAACTGAACGTGAGTCAGTGCCATGTAATATGGAACCATAGACACAGAAGTCAGTGTATATAGATCATTGAGAGCAATCTGATAACGAATATTGAATAGATTATTAGTATTCAGTGCTTGTCCGATAGGAAATAGATTGACTACACCAATGACATTCTCTGGCATAGGCACATAGCGATCTATTTTAGTCTGAGCAGTAATCTGATACTTGAAATAAATCTTTTCAGAGCCGTCAAAATGGTAGTCCCAATACGTTTTTAAAGCTTCGTCTATTCTATCCTCTACTTGATCATCATCCACGTTAATCTCAACCACCGGTTTACCCAATGATCTCAGGCAATATTCTTTAAATTGGGATCTAGTGGTTGGAACTGCCATTACTTCTTCTTTCTTGTTACTTTAACAATTTCTTCAGCAACTTCTTCATCTTCTGATGCTTCATCTACTGGTTCTTCAGCAACTTCAACTACAGGTTCTTCAATTTGTTTTGTTACTTCTGCTAAATCGGACTCATGAATGAGCCAATAACCATCACCAAGTTCGGTGCTAAGTTCTACTGAACCAGGAAGATCAAGTTCAAGTTCTAGATTGACACAAGCTTTTTCATAGGCTGGTTTATAATAACGTCTAGGTCCAAATAGTACTTTACCATTCTTTACTAGATAAAACATAGCAATATTAGTTTCAGTCATTTATTATCTCCTTTATAAAATGGTATTTATGAAGTTTGAATATTATGTTCGATCCAGCTCAAACTTGTTTCATCCCAATAATATACTTTACCATCAGTTGGATAGGGAACTGGAGGATCCCAGCAACATGTATCTTCATTTAATAGCCAACTTTCAAACGGTTTTGGAGGAATAAATGCATCTCTGATCTTATCATAAGTGTAACCTATGCCGGCAAAGTTTTTTCTAAATGCTTTATTTTGATCCACAGCAGGTTGATTGGTCTCTGGATCTCTGTATATTCCCCCTATAGTGTTATATGAGGTACGAACGGCACCGTAGAATTCTTCCCAATCAATACCATCTTCACCCTCG